GCTCTTAGTATTGTAAATTTCTTTTGTATTTCTGATACTTCGTTTTCTGTTGATTCGGTTGTTTCAATGGTATCTTCTGCATTTTTATCTATAATCTCACCTGTTTTTTCTATACCCTTCTTAGTATCATCAGGTATATCCTTTCCCCATAGTTTTGCCCATAATACCCTAAATGCTTTTATTGCTCCTGTATATTGTTCTAATTTTTCAGTCAATTCCGTTCTAAATGAACTACCTATTTTTTTGAAAATACTTTCACCACCTCCTAAAGTGATAAGTAATTCCTGCCATCTACCTTTTAATCGAGCTGCTTGTCGTGCTGCCGTTTCCATTTGAATGGCTGTGGCTTGTTGTAATGATGAATTTTCTCCATAATCGGTATTTAGTGCCTTAAGAACTATGTCCATTTCATTTAATTGCTCAACACCTAATGCACCCACTCCGGTTAAAGCACGTATATTAGGGATAAGTTCGACTAAAGCATCTTCATCTTCTGCTGCTGCTGCTGCTATCTGAGTTAATACATTTACAAAACCAGCTTGTTTTACTTCTGATGCACCTACTGCAATACCTAAATCTTCAAACTTACTCCTTGCATCATCTGCTGGGTTAATTAAAGCTGCTAATGTGGCTTTTATTGCGGTTGCAGTTTCATCTGTTGATATTCCTTGTTTTGTTATAATCGCAAAAGACGCAGCTAATGTATTGAAATCTAATCCCGACTGTTTGGCTATTTGAGCAGCTTTACCTACATTATTTGATAATTCTTCTACAGTTGTGACCCCTGTTTTTTGAGCCGCAAAAAATGCGGAAGTTATTTTTTCAGTCTCACTGAACTCTAATCCAAAAGCATTTATTACAGCCGTAGTACCTTTTACTGATGTCCCTAAATTTGTGACCCCTCCAATTGCTAATTCTGCATTTTTCCTTAAAAAATCAATAGACTCTGCTGCCGGGACACCTGCGGATATTGCATCAAATAAAGCTTTTGTTACATCTTCAATCTCAAATCCGTAATCACCAACTAATTTTATAGCTTCCTCATCTAACAGTCCACCCAGGGCATTACGTTCGGTTTCGGACATTAAGGTAAGGACGTTTGCCATACCTGTCTCGTATTTCCTTATCGCCTCAGTCCCTTGTTTAAAAACTTTCGATATTAAACCTATAGCCATTGTAAAGCCACCGACTATCCCGGTTGCTGTTAATAATGATTTAGTAAAGGTTTGGAATAATGCCCCACCTTTTTTATAAGTTCCATTTTCTTTCTGGGCTTGGATAAGTGCCTGTTTTCTAGCTTTAGAAAGCTTTACTTTTGCGTCGGCTTCTTTATTTAATAACTTACTGTTCTTTTCTGACAGTACGCTAAGCTTACTTTGATTAGTTATTATTGCATTTTGGACTTTTATCCTCTCTTTTTCTATTACCGATAACTTACTTTGGCTTCCTGCTACATTCTTAATGTTTTCATTTGTCTGCTTGGTAGTGGTTTGGTTTTGTTTAAGTTGGGTATTTAATTGTTTGGCTACTTCTAAAAATTCCTTCAAAGACAGCACTATCTCATCAATAGACTTGTTAAGTAAATTAATTTCTGGTAATAACTGCTTCGGATCAAGTATGCCTGCCATGTTTCTGTAGTATTTTAATCTTTTCTTTTGATGAGTTAATTAATGCGACCCATTTTGTGACTGATAATGTTTCCTGGTCAATTGTCCGTCCTAAAGTGTTCTCAATAAATATTATACTGTCCATGTAAGTTCCTTTTTTGCCGTCCTCTTTTCCTTTCATTATGCTTTTGATATGCAGATCTGATTGTATGGACAATATCCTGTTCTTAATGAACATCATACTTTTTACAGAGGTGTCCGGGACTTTTATTTTCCAATATTTTAACCACTCAACTGCCGCTTCCGGTTCATATTCCATCAGATAAAAGGCCGCCTTTATAGCCATTAGCCTATTATGGTCAGCAGCTTCATAATTTACCTCTTTGTTCCGATATGAGAAAGAACTATCATTTGTAAGCTTTTCGTACTCATCTATTATAATGTCCCATGCAGGAATAATAATATCTATTTCATATTCAGGGAGTTCTGGGAGCTTATCGTATAAAAGAATATACCTTAAATCGCCTGTATCCAATACTTTAAAGAACCATTTAGCGAGCAATTCGTCACAATTACTCGCTGGCTTTATTAACTGTTGGTTCTTTTTTATTAGGTTGGTTAGCCTTTTCTTCCTTTGCTTTTCTCTTCTCGTTAACCGCCACCATCTTCTCAATAACCTTACCCTCAGAATTTTCGATAATAACTTCATCTTTCCCTGGTTTTACCAATAGTTCATATTTGTGAGGCCTTAATGATTGTAATTTAATCCTATATTCTCCACGGTGATTGTATACGACAAAGTTTTGTTTATATTGTAGGCACTTGACTTTCGCAATACCTAACATTTCGTCTCTAGTTGATTTCATTTATCCGTTTTTTAAGTGATGGTAATATAATTTTTCCTAATTTCTGCAATGACTGAGCATCCAGTTCAAGTATTTTAGACGTGTACCTTTCTTCAAGATGTTCTGCAAGTTCAAACCCCTTCCTGGTTTTCATTTCTGATTTTATCAATAAAACATCATTGTCAGGTTCTGTAAATATGCTGTCCCAATACGACCCGTCAACTTTTAAATCTGGTACTGTACGCCCCTTTTTAGCAGCATATTTATTTGAATATTGAGGGGTAATCAATTGCCCGTCTCCTTTTGTCCCTTTTCTTAATTGAACATGAATTAGTTCTTTTATTTGAACCTCGTGTTCATCTAAGGACTCTAAGATAATATCTAAAAGATGTAACTTTAGATATTCAAGCTTACGGATTACCCTCACAATATCTGTCATATTATGCTGATAATGTTACTTGTGCTGATGTGTACAAATTAGTTGCCGATGCCTTTATTTGTACCGTTCCTGATGTTATTGTCCCAACTGTGCAGTCTACGGTATAAACACCATAAACAGCAGTTTCTGTTACGGTATAATCACCTGAATTACTTAATATTGCCCCTGCTTGGTCAATTATTTCTAAGTCAATAGGTACTAATCCTCGTTTAGCAGCCGACCTGTCAGAACCATCCGATTCTAATGTAGAACCATCAACATAATTAACAGTCAAAGTAAATACATTTGCGGCTACAGTACTGGCCTCGGCTGTCAATGTTGTTACGCCTTTCAAATTCAGAGCCAACCAATCCGGGTTAATTGCACGACCATTTTTGTCCCATTCTTCCACTATTTTCTCTTGGATAGTTACAATAGTATAAGCCGGGCTATCAGCACCAACGTTATTGTCTTGTTTACCAACTTGGAAATAATTAGTTTTAAATCCGCCTACTTTAGTTCCGTCAACTGACTGTCCCATTATATTTCCAACCTTATCGATTTTAAATATATCCCAATTTGTATTAGAATAAGTAAATAAAACCTTATGCCTAGCAAGTGTATATTTCACTTTTAAGACATAGCCACGATTACCATTGTAAAGAAATGATTTTTCACCATCAGGGGTTTCATATACCCCATCCTCTACATTTTGGTTCTCGCTTTCTTTTACATCAGGGATAGGAAATAATTTACCATCCGCCATGTATTCCAACCATTTATCCTCATCGGCAAAATCTGCCTCAGTGTCAAATGTAAACCCAGGAATTGCCAAAACACCACCTTTAAGCATGGTGAATTGATTTTCAACAATACAACCTTCTGGGATTCCTACTCTACTGTTTTCGCATCGTAACATAATAATTAAGTTTAAAGTAATTTATATAAAATTATTCGCTCAATAAATAAATCAATATCGTATGCAGCTAATTGTAATAGTTCATATCCAAAATCAGCCCCCGATAATGTTGTGCTAAATGTATAAATCTCACTTTCATAATTTGTTTTATTAGGTAAATTTATGCTAGTTGTTTGGTCACTACTGCCATACGCTCCATACGTGAACCATAAATTAGATGACCCTATTGTGGCGTGAGCTGTTTTATATCTTATGCATAAATAATATGTATCTCCAATATCTAATTCATGTGGACTTGTTATTTGTTGAATGTTACTGACGGCTAAATCCATAAAATGATTAATAGATTCGTTCACACCGTCCTGTATTGCTTTGTTATTAGCACCAAAAGCATTATTTGATGATAATGTCCATCCTGTTGGATATTGCTCAAACCCAGTGCCCGAGAAGGTATCAAATATCTCATCGTATTCTTCTGACAATCCCCTATAAGCATAAAGGTCATTACCTGAATAAGTTGCATTATCAACTGTTATCGTACCACTAGTTAACCCCCTATCTGTACCAATTGTATATGTACCATTTGCATTATCTGTAAATGAATCATTGACCAACACCCCACTTAATGAATCGGTTATTATTATATCGCCTGTCAATAAACCAACTACTGGAATATCACTTATTGTTTCTTTAATATAAATTGTTAATTCAAGAAAATCTGCACTAGGAAAAAATGCTATTACCACATCTGTTTTTGTAACCCCTATATTATAAGCGTCTGAACCGTTATAAATAGTATTGCTTACGGATAGCGTCCCACTTGTAAGCACTTGGCTTGATGTGATGGTATAGTTGCCACTTCCGTTATGGGTTATACTTGATATTGTTACTGTTCCCGATATGCCATCCACTACGCTCAAATCTGAAAGAACAAGGTCAGTAACCGGGTCTGCGTTTACAGTTTTTTCAACATCAAAAGTTAAATCATATTGAGTAATTGTGCTAAATCCTGATACTGTAACATCAATTAATCCAAAATTGTACTCTTGTTCGCCATTGTATTTTGTTGTAGCTATAGATATTGTCCCATTTGCATAATCATTGTCCCCGTCAATTTGATAATAGCCTGAACCTATCTCAGTAAACAAATCAAAAGATATATTTCCATAAAGGTTGTCTATGATAGTTATATCACTGGCTATTAATCCCAGTATAGGCACGTCACAATAAGTATCGGTAACAAGAAATTTAATCACATCACTTGATGGGTTTGTAATACTAGATATTAATAGTGGTATATTAACGATATCCTCAGGAAACCAATCTGTAGGTTTTCTTACGATAGCATCTAATAGTTCTGTTGCATCTGCCAGCTCAATAACAAGTTCACTCCATACTGGTTGTTGTGATGGTGTAAGCCCTATCTTTTTTAAGTCAATCAAATCAGTGTCAAAACCTATTATCTGAGTAGAATCTTCTACTCCATAAAGATTATGGTTTTTATCATAAAAATAAACCGATAAATATTGACCTGAATAATTAGCTAATTTTTGATGAAATTCTATGTCATAATTAAACCTTATTACATATCTTACTTTACCATCGTATATATTGTATTGATAATCTAACTCTGAGGTATTGTATAGTGTTTCATCTGATTGATTTTCAGCCTCCTTACCTCCATGAACAGGGAATATATATTTACTGACTATAGCATTTAACCAGTTATTTTCTGCAAGGAAGTCTGCCTCATTGTTGAACTTAAAAGTCGGCAATGAAAAAAACAATCCCTTGAACCGATAATAATCGGATTTATTTGTTACCCATTCAGGTAAATTCAAATCTGGTCTGCTATATTCAAAATTTCCTATCATTATTACCAATATGTTAACCTTACCCTCACAGTATCAGTTGAAGTACACGAGCCTTTGTACCATCTATATTGCGGCCGCATAAAACCCCATGCGGTGTTACCTCCTGTAAATGTCCTGTTATACTTTATTTTTTCAAATCCATAAGTCCTTATAGTATCGGCTAATTTTGCCCTTACAATTGTATATGGCAAACTATCATTTATAATTCTTTCAAATGAATACACAACACTATCACCTGATATGCCGATTGTATCATTAGAACCCCCGAATGCTATGTACGAATCCGTACACGTGCATTTTGATGCATCTACCGTAGCACTCCAAAATCTTTTAGCTACATCTTCTTTTCTTTCAGGCCAATCGACCCCTTGTATAATAGTATCAAGGTTAGTTATGCCTCCTGTTACGTAAGTGTCCCACCTCCAAGCCCTATATCTATTGAACCTTTGTGAGTTCGCTATTGTTGTAATAAACAATACTGCTAATGTTAGTTTAATGATTCGCATGGTTCTTCGTATTTTAATATTTTAATATTTTCTGGTATAAATTCTATTGCATCAAGGTTATCATTAAGAATGCTGGCATCAACTCCAAATGCTCCTAACGTTCCCCAATAAACACGGTTAATTTTAGTATTTACCAAGTCATCTAAATGGTTTTCAATATCTTTACTTTCACTTATTGACTGTTTTAGGTATCCGGTTATAGGTTGAAGTATTGTCCTGAATGAATTATCGTACCTGGCAGGGGCATGATAATTTGATTTTGTACGTGTACATATAATTATTTGTGGGCTGCTTACGCTTTCATAAAGAATAGGCAGGTTGTCATTTTCTTCAATGTCTTCAATTAATATAACTAAAGGGTATTTCTTTAATACTAAAGTTCCACTTTTGTCCTTATTTGACAATACTGCCAACACATCCTTAATATGCCCGTGAAGGAAATAAGGCTTTTCAAGGTTATCAGGGTCGTACAGTTCCCTTACACGTGGTATTAAACCTTCTATAATATCCGGTATGAATCTTCTGTCTGCCATTAGAATCCAAATACATTAAGTTTGTACTGTGGTTTAAATATCCAAGTAGTATAATTTGCTTTATTTGCCAATAGAAAATTATAAGCACTTGGATTACTATTAAAATGAATATAATTATCTATATTACGCCAAAATAAATCATAATTATATGCATAATCAAAACGGTAATTATATTCTCCCCAATATTGTTTAAAGCTTACAGGGTTTCTATATTGTCTCGGAGTTTCGCCGTATAGCTTAATCATTTCGTTCCATGAATAAACTAATTTAGGAAATGGGTTCATTACCGTAGCATTCTCTTTGCTATTTTTTGCTTCGCCTGTTGTTGTTGTTAATGTTTCGGTATTGTTTCGGTATTTGTAATAAACATAATAAGCAATAAGAGATGTTTTAATTGTATTTGCCAAACCCTCCCATTTAGTGTTTATTGTATATCCATCTAAAATAAAACTAAATTCTTTGCCGTCAACTAAATCAATAAACTTTTGGGTTTGTGGTATTCCATTCTCATCTAAATCTGCTTTAAGCTCTTTTAATAACTCATATCCTAATAAACATGTTAATACTTCATTTTCATAACGGGTAATACTTTCTGTCATTACGGTTTGCCCGTCAGCATCACCAATTACAGGTAAATAAACATCGTTAATAAAATATGTGTAATCAATAAAACTCATTATTTAGTTATTAAAGTGCCTTTTAATTCTTTAGTTCCCCGCTTCTCAACTTCATTGTTTTCTTTTTTAAGAAACTTTTCATCTTTTAATATTTTCTTTCTTGTAATCATAGTAATAAGGGAGGCGGTTAAACCTCCCGTTATTTATTCATTTCTGTTAATATACCACATTTTATACCACGCTTTTTGCGCTGTAGCACCCGAGATACTTTGCCATTTAAAGTATGGGTAGTTAAAATCATCTACATCAACGTAAGTTTGCATCCCTGTACTGGCATTAGATAATTTAATTGTGTCACCTGTACTTTGCCAATTTGCATAAAGGGAATTATCCATTGATGCGTACAATACAAAATTATTCGTAACAGTCCCGGAAACTTTTGTGACATAAAGCCCAAAAGTAATATCATACACACCTTTTCCTTGAATCCTTACAACCTCACTGATAGTATCGCTTGCAATAAGCGTATCAGTTGCAGCTCCCCAAAAATGGCTGTAAGTAGGCTCTGTTATATAGCTGTCTTGTGCTTTTGAGTCATTGCACGATAACAGCAACACTCCGATAAATAATATAATTAAATGTTTCATTGTTTTTTCTTTTCAATTTTTTCAATTCTAATCTCTAGTTCTATAACCTTATCGGACAAGTCGGCAATAATACTAGGTGTATTTTTCCTACTAGGAACTACAACCTCTCTTATTTTTTTTGCTTGTCCGGCGTCAATCATTATTTTAGCGTCCATTGGTGACATTGTTTTTTTTTCACCTTTTGTTAACCCTACCGGGTCATCTTTTAATATTTCTATTTCTATTTTTTTCTTCATGGTTATGGGGCATTATCGATTGCGGCCAAAGATGTTGTTATATTTGAAACGTATCTAAATGCTCCGTTATCAACTATACGGATAAGTAGTGCCATTCTTTCACGGGCTTTGATTGTCACTAAATCCTTAGTGAAATCGTCTGCGTCGTATCCTATTTCAAGTTGTAATTGGTCACTTGAATAAACAGTCCCGCGTGTGAAATCACCTGCATAAAGCGTGTTTGCTGTAACACCGCTATTAGGGATGACAAGCATATTAGAGATTACCGTTTCACCTGATGGTAATATCTTAGCAAAAGGAACCATGACATAATTGTTCTCGGCATCTTTTATAAGCTTAAACCGCTTGGTAAAATCGTCAGGATGCAATAATACTGCGTTAGGCATGTAACTAGATGCTGTTTGTATCTGTGCATCAATAGCTGCAATTAGATCCGATAATTGGGCATCCTGTACAGCAGCGGCATAATTGCCAGCCGCAAAAGCTGTGGCAGATGTTACAAGTCCCTTAAGATTAGGGGCAATCCCATCACCTGAAAGCAACTGGGCATCTGTAGCTAACTGAGTATTCCTAATCAGTTCGTTGGTAACTTCTGACTTGACAAAATCAATATCATCCATTGACTCCCTTGATACCTTAATGTAATTGCCTACCTTTTCTACAGGGATACTCCTTTCTATCCAGTCGATATCTGAAGTTGGGAAAGCATCTCCTTCAGAGATTGTAGCAGCGTTGTTTGTTCGTGAACTTTGGTCTACGTATCGTATTACCCCGTGATTGTTTGGTGATATCCTACCAGCAGAAAATACACTTCTCATGAATGTGCGCCTTCTTTGTATCTCACCAATACCGGGAACTCGGTGAGCCATTGTATCCCCTGAAACATCAGAGCGTATAATAGTGCCTTTAAGCGTTATAACAAGACCTTTTTCTTTAAGGTCAGTAGTTTTGAACTCTTTTAACACGTCACTGTTGTCACCTAAAGATTTACAAATCTTTTCTTCAATAGATGAATCGTTCTTGACTTCCTGTTCATTAAGTTTCTTAAGTTCTAAACCTTGAGTTTTTACTGCTTCTTCAAGCTCACCGAATGATTTTTTTAGTTCTTCATTGTTTCCATTATCTTTAATGGCTGTCTCAAAGGTTTCTAATCTCTTTTCCATGTCATCTGATGACACGTACTCAGGTAGATTTTTTTTAAACTCGTCCATCTGCAATTGAACAACTTCTTTAGTTGATTCTGTTGCAGTTTCTTTGACTTTGCCTAAAAAATCTTTTTGCTCTTGTGTTAAATCTACTTCTGGCATCTTATTAATTTTAATAATTATTACTTAATGTTTTGTAGTCGATTCCTTCTTGCTGATTATCTGTATTGTCCAGTTCTAAGGATTGTTCATGCCTTAAAATGTCCTTTTGTGATTGCTCAACTTGTGTAAGTTCCAGAATCATTTGTTTTAATTGAGCGTACTGAAGCTCAAATTTCCTTTTATCTTTTACTTCATATCTATTTGCCTTATCAACCAGTGATTGCAATTTTAGATATATATTATCTATCAACACGGTTTTGTTTGTTGTTTTAACACCTAATGCAGGAGTTAGTTTATTAGCTCCAAAAGGTACTGTTGACCATTCATACCAGTTAAATTCTTTTACATCCCATCCAAAACCTATCTTATCTGCATCTTCTGGATTTATAAGGCTATTTATAAACTTATTCCATCCCTCACCTTCCTTTTCAATATATTCAATCTGTATATATTTAAAACCTATAGAATGCTGGTTGTAAATGTTATCTATATATTTTGTTAATGTATCCTCCCCATCAATTGTTTCTGATAGCTTACTTTCTGCGTATAATACCTGTTTACCATCAATTACAGTCTCTACTTCGTTCATGGATTTACCTGGTAATCTGGTCAAATCATGAAATAATGCATGTAGTATTTTATCATTTGCGCTTGTATTTGAACCACGTTGCTCAATGCTTTGTTTTGCTGCCCCCATCCTCAATACATCATAATCAAAATCATAATAATTATATGTATTAACAATGGCTTTTACTGTACGGTTCCCCTCATCAATTTCCTTATAACTGGCTAAATTAGATTTAACCTGATAAGGTGTGTTTAATTTTTCTTGTTTTGTAATTGATGGTATCATAATATCGAAGTATTTGTTACTGATATATTTCCGGTTATAATAATTATTTCCTCAGGTGTTAACTCAAATATCCTTTTATCGCCCCACCCGTCTTGCTCTTTTAGACCTATAGATTTAAGCCATACATTATATGTACACCCCCCATTTAACCAAACATCTTTCATATATGTACTTGTATTCCTATTGGCTATAGCTTTATCTTTATAATTCTTTTGAAGTACAGATATATGTTCCCACGTAGGTACGTACTCATAACCGTAATCAGGTAGTTTAAGAAATTGGTTCAGGTCACTTATATAGTCGTTAAATTCAGGAATGGTAGTATCTTGGTACATTCGCCTTACTGCAATCTCTTGGTTTGCAAATGTAGCACCTTGGATATACATCTTAATAAGTATCTCTGGAATACCGAATGCGTGTGCTATAATCATTGTATCGTGGGCAATGGTTTCAAATATACCTAGTTTCCTTATATCTTGGTCAATAACTGTTATATCTACTGGCATACGTGTTATCATTGCTTGGTATTGGTCTTCTTTCAATCCGTATTCTGCCCAATCTTTTTGTAATTCATCCCTTTCACTAACTTCGGCCGGAACAATACCTATCTCAGTATTACTGCCCATAGACATTAATAACCTAGCCCCCCTATTTCTTAATACTACGTTCTCGGATTCGTAAGATAATGCTATATTGGATATTGGCCTTTGTAATGGTCTTAGTTTAGATTCTCCAAATATCATATCTGTATTGTCCCTTAACCTAACTTTAGGTTCTTTACGGTGCAATATCTCATCTGGTTGAAAATTTATACTACCTCCTTCGGTAAGTCCCCACTTCCATTCTTTGATAATCTCGTTTATATCAGTAGCATTAAAATAGTTTTTTCCTGTAAGTACCACGTTCATATACTGAGGCCATATATTCCAAAGGGATTCTACTGTCTTAATATCTGTTTTGAATCCTACAGGCTTATTTGCGTATGTAAAAGCATTGCCAAAAGTCTTTTTCATGTAGATATAAGTTTGCAGGTATTCCCAATTTGAAGTAAGGACATTAGGATTATTGAATAACCTAAAAGCTTTTTTTACTATCTCATTACCTTTAAATTCTTTTGATGTGATGTTTTCTTGGGTTATTATTTCACCTGTCTTGAGGTCTTTTAGGTTTACCCTACCATCTGAAAAATAACGTGCCGATAAATCTATTGCTGAATAAATTACTGGGTTTTCTGTTACTATAGTGGCGTACTCTACTAGGTTTTGTGAGTTTATCCATTGAGCTGATTGATTACCCATGAAGAATGTATTGAATCCAGTCGGGTAAAACGTAGATTCTTTTTTGTGAAATCTGCTTTTCCTATCAGTAAAGTTTAAAATCATTTACGTCGATGTTTGCACAAAGTTAACTAAAAAACATCGACATATAATAATATTTTGAATAATAAATGATTTTTGTCAGGTTTTTTTAGGGTTTAGGCAATAAAAAAACCGGGAATAATATCCCGGCCACGACCGTGCTGACAGTCCACCTCCAATACTGTGAATGGATTAATGCAAATATAATGAATATTATTAATATCAATATCGATATAGGTAGAATGAATAATTTTCTCATTATAATTTAATTAATTTATTGTCGCTATTCAATATCATTTCTTCTCCATACTCGATACCTCCTAATTTGTGAGATGGTATGGATGATACTATTAACTTTTCATTTGCCATAGCCTTTATTTGAAATGTTAGCGCAACTATCCTAAATGCACGTTTCCAATCTGTACTAAGCCGTTTAGGTTTTGGATATTTTATTATCCTTAATGCTTTCATACTAAGCTCTATTTGCATTTTAGTAAGCTCGTCAATAGCTTCTTTCTTTAGATGTTTTATTTGTTGTTGGGTCATATAACCAGAAATTCCTTTATTTTCTTAACCTCATGAGCAAGGCATAATAATGCCTCATGCTCTGATGATACTACATTACTTTCGTTTTTTACGATACTTAGTCTTTCTATTATAGAATCAACTGTCATAGAGCTTTCTCTTATGATTATTTCCTTTTTTAATTGATGTAATCTTTTATCTGCCATAATCTTTTTACCCGCAATCTACAAAATGATTTTATAATTATATATGATAAATGTCATACTTTAAGTAGTTTTAATTTATTTACCAATTCATTAACGCATTCATGGTATCTATTTACCATTCTCCATTGAGCATACATGGTCGATTTTTTTAGGTGCGTTTTATCATTTTCTGATAATTCACTATAGGGCTTTGTCTTACAAAAATATTCTATTTGCTGCTAATAAAATATTTGTAAATCTTCTTTTTCCATAGTTTTATTAATTAAATAATGATTTAAACAACACCCTAAACACATAACTTAACCCCGCTAAACTGTCTGGGGCATCGTCTTTTTTCTCTTTGCCGTTCTTTAGATATCTTGTCACTTGCTGCATAAACTTTCTATAATCTTCATGGTTATTATAATCCTCCATGAAATAAAAGTTTTCTATAATCCATCCTGATTGAGCCATTATTCGTGCCAGTTTGTTTGTTGTGTTCTTTATTGGTTTAACCGGAACTTTTGTTATCTCTCTCATTTCACGTATAAAGAAAGCCCCAAAACTGTTAGATTCGATAAATAAATGGTCAATATTATGTTTGTCAATCATTGCCAATACATGAGATTTATTAACTGATAGGTTATATTGGTTGAACAGCACGTCAATAACATAAGCTTTGCCGGTTATGATTTTCACTATAGGCATTGAAAAAAAGTCTATCCCTTCATCTGCACAATCTGCATAGGCTATTGTGACCCCTTCCATATCTGATAACGATTCGTAGTATTTAAGTTCTGATTTATGGAACATTAATCCCTCTTTTGGCTGCGGGTCTTGCATGTATTGGGTGTCAAATATATAGGATGTTTCTGGATTGTTTTTTATTTCTTGTATTTTATCCATTGGAAATTTCCATTCCCATAAAGGTTTATCTTTATAAATTATAGGATAAACTAAATTTATTGCCTTTTTATTATTTACAAATAATTTATCAAAATAATTTGTTGCATCTTCAATTCCTGCCCTTTGTTGGATATTTACTATTGGTGTATCCGCACTATTTTTTCTGCTTAATACTGTATTTCCTATAACCCTTAATACTTTTGTGTTTACTGCGGTCATTACCTCGGCATCGTCCATTTTATTAATATCATCTAGCGCAATACACCCCTCAAAATCCCTTACATAATCTATTAAATCTTTATGCTCTTTCATTTGCCCTGCCCCAAACCCAGTTATCTGACCGAATATAGTGGCCGTTTTAAGTCCACCTCCATGTGTTGTCCTCCATAAGTTTTTAGCGTTCTGGTCTTTTTTAAGTTCTAAACCGTACATTATCTTAAAATGTTCATCACTTACAATATCCCTTATCCTTGTTGATGTTTCCGACCTTAATTCATCACTTGCAGTAATATAAAGATAATTTGCTGATTGGTTCTGACCAAGTCCCCTTGCTATGAAATTAATGAGTAGTTCTGTTTTACTCATTCGAGGTGGCATGTTCAGACCTAAAAACTCCAATTCATAATTTTGCACCTTATCGAAATAAGTACAAATATCTTCATGATGCCAATTTGTTATGAATTTTTGATTTCTTAACCTTTTGAAGAAGTATTGTGTGAAAAAAAGTAATGATTCGTCACATAGTATTTGAGCAGTGTATATTTTATCGTAGTCATTATCCATCTATTTAATATCATCTTTTAGCTCTTTTGCTATTTGTTTCATTCTTTCTTTAGAAGGTGGTATATAATTGATATTTCCATTTAAATCTAGTGGCTGACTTGGTTTTCCTATAGTATGTTCTAATATTTCTTTTATCCTATTCCAATCACCTTTATCTAATGCTAATTTAAACTGGTTTGCCACTATGCGAGTTATTATTGGCTTGTCGTTGTCATCTATAATGGATGACAATTCTTCAGTATTATAAAAAGCTATTTCTCCAAAAGCTGTTTTAATGTCATCGGCTGAGTATCCCTTTTCCTTTAGGATTGTGTATATCTTCTTCTTTCTGCCATGCCCAATATTTTGAGGGTTTTTATCAAAACCGTTCGTGTTGGCTTTTTCGTGTTCGTGTATTTTTTTATCTCCTCCGCTCACAGTTATTTCTCGGTTATTTTATACAATTCATTAAATGATTTCATTACACTAATATCATTGCTCCTGGCATAGTTCAAACAATCGTATACTTGACTGATTAGTTGTTTTCTTGTTGTTGGCTTTAGTTCTTTGACTTCTAAGAACAGTCCTTTTACTTCGTTTAATGATGTATTGTACTCAATAGCTATCCTTCCAGGTAATGAGAATAAATAATTTAACCGGATAAGGAATATCTTTATTTTGTATTTAACTCGCATATAACCAGTAATAAAGTTGGTACATTAAACTAAATTGAAATATCAGTGCATCTAATACGGCTACAATTATATTGATTTCTTTTATTGGCTTCTTTATGAACTGTGTTATTGCCCCTCTCATTTCCTTATATAATAAGTACGTCAAAGTCGGGTGTATTATACCATAATAAAATGTTATCCCGAATAATATCTTTAATATCATTGATGTAAATTTACGTAATTATATTGTTAATATCAAATGTATGTTTATTATCCCTATCATATAGCCCTTTAAATTAATGTTCATCTTGTTTATTGCAATCACAAAGCATGAACATTTCTTCTAATTCAAACTCTAACTTCCAGTGAATTATTTTAGCTGGATTTTCATTAACTAATATTTCCTTTATGTCATTAATTAAAGATTTGTTTCTTTCTTCAAGTTCTTTAACC